AACACGGCAGTTGGTTATTCTGCTGCAACCTCTTTAAGCACTGGAGATTATAATGTTGCTGTTGGTTATCAAGCCTTAGACTCTAATACAACTGCTTCAAATAACGTAGGGATAGGTTCTAATGCTTTAGGAGCAAACACCACTGGTTCTGAAAATACTGCCGTTGGAACGGCTGCTGCCGATGCAGTTACTACAGGTACTCGCACAGTAGCAGTGGGTTATAACGCTGGTGGCGGAATTACCACTGGTGATTCTAATGTTGCTATTGGCTATCAAGCCTTAATGACAGAAGACGAACACTCAAACAATGTAGCTGTAGGAGCATCAGCACTTCAAACTCAGAATGCTGGCGCACACGCTTATAATACAGCCGTTGGTTTTGAAGCTGGTAAAGCAAACACCACAGGTACAGCAATAGTCGCCGTTGGAGCCAATGCTTTAGACGCGAACACAACAGGAGCCTCTCTCGTAGGTGTTGGTAATAACGCGCTAGGGGCTAATACAACTGCATCTTACAATAACGCTTTTGGTACAGACGCTTTAGCAGCAAACACCACAGGAGCAACAAATACTGCCGTAGGTTCTGGTGCTTTAGCTGCGAATACTACAGCCAACTCTAATATTGCTATTGGTACAGATGCTTTAAATGATAATACTACTGGAGCTTTAAATACAGCAGTAGGAACTTATGCACTAGACACAAACACAACAGCAGAAAGAAATACAGCTATTGGTTATGCTGCTATGGACGCAAACACAACAGGTCAATACAACACAGCAGTTGGAGCTAATGCTTTAGATGCTAATACTACTGCCGATAATAATGTAGCGATTGGTCATAATTCTTTAGGAGCAAACACCACAGGAACAGGTAATACAGGTGTTGGAAAAACAGCTTTAGCAGCAATAACAACTGGAAACTACAATGTAGCTGTTGGCACAGACGCAAATGCTTCAGCCACAACAGCATCAAACAACACTGCGATTGGATATTATGCTCTCCAAGATAATACTGGCGGTAATAATACGGCAGTTGGTTATAATGCTTTACTACAGAATAGCACTGGCGATACAAATACGGCTATAGGTTATGCGTCTTTAGACGCTAACACCACAGGAACTAATAACATAGCTGTTGGAGACAACACTTTAGGTGCTAATACTACCGCAGCTAACAATACGGCTGTGGGTTCTCAAGCACTATTATCAAACACCACAGGTGCAGCAAACACTGCTGTTGGTGCTTATGTCTTAGATGCAGCAACAACTGCCAACTATAACGTAGGTCTTGGTTATGCAGCACTAACAGCAACTACAACTGGTGCAGATAATACGGCAGTGGGTTCAGGAGCAATGGAAGCAAACACCACAGGTACATATAACGCAGCAGTAGGTCGTGCAGCTTTACAGGCAAATACGACAGCAGACAACAATACTGCATTAGGTTTCTATGCTTTGAAAGCCAATACAACTGGCGCTCAAAACACTGCTGTCGGCTCGGATGCTTTACAGAAAAATACAACTGGAAATTATAATGATGCTTTTGGAGTACAAGCATTATTAGAAAATACAACAGGGGCAAACAACTCTGCTATTGGTAGATATTCTTTAAATTCAAATACCACTGGAGACAACAACACGGCAGTTGGTTCTCTTGCTTTACGCTATAACACCACAGGTGATAGCAATACTGCTGTTGGGCGTGAGTCCCTCCAAGCAAACACCACAGGTACTAGAAATGCTGGACTTGGATATAGAGCAGGCTATAACGTAACGACTGGAACGGACAACACTTGTGTTGGGTATGAGTCGGGAAGTTCTATTTCAACTGCTGCTTATAATACAATTGTAGGCGCTTATTCTTATGATGCGTCAAATGCCTCCAGAAACACGGCTTTTGGCTATAGCTGCTTAAGTGCTGCTTGCACAGCTTCAGACAATGTTGCCGTTGGATATACCGCACTACAAGCTAATACAGGCGGTTCTGGAAATGTTGCCGTGGGTAAAGAGGCTTTATTAGCCAACACTACAGGTAATAATAATGTGGGAATAGGGATAGATGCTTTAACGGCTGTTACAACAGGGGCTGGTAATGTTGGAATTGGACATGGTGCTGCTGACGCTACAACGACAACCGATAATAATGTTGGTATTGGTTTTGAAGCGCTAGGCGCAAACACCTCGCACTCAAACGTAGGTATAGGAGGCTACGCTGGCGATGGTATTACTACAGGACATTCAAATGTTTGTTTAGGCTATCAAGCAGGAACATACGAAACAGATATAGTAACGGGGGGAGGAAACGTTCTTCTTGGTGCTTATACTAAGACTGCGGCAACCGACAATGATTACTCTATCGTCATGGGCTATGATTCAGATGGAAAAGGAAGTAGTACGTCTTTTATTAATGCTAACGGCGGGGCGGTTTATGCAGGCAATAATTCTGCTAATTTTTCAACCACCTCCGATAGAAGAATTAAAAAGAATATTGAAGATAATAACATAGGTCTTGATAAGATTAATCAAGTCCGAGTTCGTAATTTTGAATACCGCTTACCAGAAGAGGTTGATCCAGAACTTCCTTCTCATGCTGCAATAGATAAAGAAGGTATGCAGATAGGTGTTATTGCACAAGAAATTATGGAAGTATTACCCGATGTCGTTAAACAAGAAACCACAGGGTGTTATTCGGTTGATCCAGATAGCCTTATTTGGTACTTGGTTAATGCCGTCAAAGAACTCTCAGCGCAAGTTGAGGAATTAAAATCTAATAAAGAGGAATAAAAAATGGCAGTAACTAAAAAGTTAACTAAGTCTATTCCCCATGTGAAGTCTAGTAAGGCTCAAAAATGGGATTTAGAAATGACTTACGAGAACGACAGTGAAGGCGATGCAACTTATTACAAGTCTGTGTTCAGTCATCAAGCTGTAGCAGCCGATGGTGATTTCACCGCAGCAGCTAAAACTTCGTTTAATCTGGCAGCTTTGACCGCAATGTGTCCGACTTCACATTGGGATGCAATCTTTGCGAGTCAAGTGGATTCAGTAATTACTAATCCGCCTAGCGATCCAGTACCAGACGAAGCCTTTAGCGTACCTTCTAGCTAGAAATGGCTAAGAAGAAGGCAAAACCTGTCGAGGAGACAGATATTGAGGTCAATATCTGGAATATGCCTGCGGTTTTCGTCCTGGAAACTCGTATGCCAGAGGCAATGGTTGATAATTTAAACGAATACTTAGACGAACTACGAGAATCCGAGGACAAAGAATCGTTAGCAGGGACTCTAGTAGGGCAAATTGCTCAAGGGGAACAACTGAACATGGACCCAGAGCATGAAAAAGTTAGGGAATATTCTAAGTTTATAACCAGTCTAGGCGCTCAGTATATCAATCACTTTATGCAAAATACAGGCAATAACTTAGGCAAGAACAGACAGGTCGCAGTGGATGAAACATGGTCGGTACATAGTTACGAAGGTGATTACAACCCGATCCACGATCACGGCACTAAAACCATTATGGGTATATCAACAACGGCTTGGACAAAAGTGCCACAACAGATACTCGATCAACCCACAACTGGTGATTCTTTATATAGTAAATACAATGCGTCAGGGGTTTGTGATGGCTACTTGTGCTTTAACTATGGTCGTAACGAGATAATGAATGTGGAACGACTAAGACCGCCACAAAGTTTTGAAGTAAAACCTGAAGTCGGTAAGTTATACATATTCCCGTCTTGGCTCTCGCACATGGTTTATCCATTTAGGGGCGAAGGTGAAAGGCGAACGGTTGCTTCTAACCTTAATTGTTGGGAGGTTGAGGAGGCTGCATGAGCAAAATTGCAGACTTAGAAATGGACATGCAGACTCGTATAGCCAATGTTCATACGAAAATAGAAAGCCATGAAGCAGTTTGTGCTGAACGATGGCTTGAGGTTATTAATAGGGTAAAACGATTGGAACACTTTATTTTAGCTACGCTTGTTACTTTAGTGGTTGGTATGGCTGGAATAATATTTGGCGGATAGTTTTTTAATAAAAAGAGGAAATAATTATGCAAACAATTGGAAATGCTTTAGCCATTATTATGGCAATTATTAGTGTAGCCAGCATTATTGCTGCAATAACACCTACACCTAAAGACGATGTTTGGATCGGTAAGCTCTATAAATTAATCGATCTATGTGCATTAAATATAGGAAGAGCGAAAGATAAGGGGTAGGAAGCATGAGTGAAAGAGCTATATAACCTAGAAAAAATATCTAAACCTTTGTATGAGAACTATGTCTTTTATCGTAAAGGGTTTTGGATTTGCTTTGCCTATGTGCTTTGGGATCTCTTTCGCTCTTTCGGGTGGCTTTAAATGAAATAGGAGCATGTTTTGCCTTTACAGAAACTTATATTCAGACCAGGGATTAATAGAGAAGGAACTGACTACTCTAATGAGGGAGGTTGGTTTAATTCTAATCTAGTACGCTTTCGCAAAGGATTGCCCGAGAAGATTGGCGGTTGGGTAAAAAACACCACAAATACTTTTAAATCAACAGGACGCTCTCTCCATGCTTGGGTAAGCGTGGCGGGGACTAAATTTCTAGGACTAGGCACTACTTGGAAATATTATATAAAAGAAGGGGCTAATTTTTACGACATAACGCCTCTTAGAAATACAACTTCTGCGGGAGATGTAACCTTTTCTGCGACCAACGGAGATGCAACAATTACTGTAGCGGACACTGCGCACGGTGCGGTTAAAAATGATTTCGTTACTTTTAGTGGTGCCGCTAGTTTGGGCGGCAATATTATTGCTAATGTTTTAAACCAAGAATATCAAATCGCAACCGTTGTTAATGCTAACAGCTATACGATTGAAGCTAAAGACACTGACGGGGACACCGTAACAGCTAACAGCAGTGATAGTAGTAATGGTGGGTCAAGCACGGTAGGTGCTTATCAGATTAATGTTGGCTTAGACGTTTATGTGCCTTCCACAGGTTGGGGTATTGGTTATTGGGGCGACGGCACTTTTGGTAGTGCGGGTACTTTAGGGGCGACCACAACATTACGGCTTTGGTCAGAAGATAATTTTGGGGAGGACTTAATAATAAATCCTCGTTCTTCTGGTATTTATTATTGGGACACTAGCGCTAAAACTCTAGGTAGCGATAGAGCTGTAGCTTTAAGCGATCTTAGTGGCGCTAATTTAGCCCCTACGCTAGCCTTACAGACATTAGTTAGTGATATAGATCGACATATTATTTGTTTTGGCGCAGATCCTTTAAATGATGGAGAAACTGCTAGAACAGGAGTAATTGATCCAATGTTTATTTGTTGGTCTGATCAAGAGAGCGCCGCCGAATGGGAACCAAAATCCACTAATACTGCGGGCTCTTTTAGATTATCTGCAGGGGCAGCTATTATTGGTGCAACTAGAGCACGGCAAGAAACTTTAATTTGGACAGATACTTCTCTATATTCAATGAGTTTTGTAGGTCAGCCTTTTACCTTTAGTATTAATCTAGTTAATGAGGGTGTTGGTTTAGTTGGACCTAATGCTATGGTCAATACTCCTAAAGGTGTTTTTTGGATGGATAAAAAAGGTTTTTATAGTTATGGTGGAACTATAAATCAGCTTATGTGTACGGTAGATGAATATGTTTTTTCAGATATGAACCATACACAAACATATCAAATTTTCGGATTCCTTAATAAAGCCTTTAATGAAGTGGGTTGGTTTTATTGTTCTTCAGGAGAAACAGTTATCGATAGATATGTAGCTTATAATTATGAAGAAAATGTTTGGACTATAGGGGAGCTTACTCGAACCGCGTGGCTTGATGAGGGAATCTTTAGTGTGCCTATGGGAACATATTCAAGTTCCGATACGGGTTATTTATATGACCATGAAACAGGAAACGATGCAGACGGGTCTGCTATGACTAATGTCTTTATAGAGTCTAGTGATTTCGATATTGAACCTGCAGGAACAGAGGTTCAGTTTATTAATAAAATTATTCCTGATATTAAATTTATAGGTAGCGCAGAGACAGGCAGTTCTGGACAAACGGCGGAAATTGTTTTAAAGCAAAGAAACTATCCAGGAGAGAGTTTAGCGACAAATAGCACCAGTTCTTGTACTTCTGTAACTAAAAAGATTGACACCCGTTTTAGAGGACGCCAAGCCGTGCTTAGAGTACAATCTAATGATGACGACACAAGTGTTACAGGCATGAGTTTTAGACTAGGGGCAATGAGAATAGGATTTAGACCTGACGGCAAACGATAATGGCAAAACTTTTACAAACAAAACTTCCCATAGCTTTTGATGAGATTTCTCCTGAAACATTTAACCGATTAGTAAGGGTTTTAGAGCTTAGTCTAAATAGAGTGGATATAGACGCCACTGTAAATGTTAATGAAACACAAAGAAATGGAAATCAATTCCAATCAGGAGATATTATTTGGAATTTATCCACAAGCCAATTACAGTTATGGACAGGTTCTTTTTGGACAGATCTATATACAGGAACAGAACGAGGAGTAGAGGGAGTTACGGGATTAGGTTCTTTAACTGTTTCAACTAATGGGGCAACTACTATTTCTTTATAGGAGGAAAAAATGTACGAGTATAATTGCGAAGTAAAAAGAGTCGTTGATGGCGACACCGTCGATGTCGTTATTGACTTAGGATTTGATATTCATTATGCCAGTCGTGTGCGTTTATACGGCATAGATACACCTGAATCTCGCACCAGAAATAAAGATGAAAAAGCTAGAGGATTAATGAGTAAGCAATATCTTATAGATGAATTAGCTAAGGGACAAGTGGTTATTAAAACCCGTAAAGATAAGAAAGGAAAATTTGGCAGAGTTCTAGGGGAAATGTATGTTGGTGATAGAAATATAAACTTAATGATGGTCGATGAATATCTTGCAGTAAAATATGAAGGGCAAAATAAGGCGGACATTGAAAAAGAACATATACTTAATAGGCAAACACTAATTGCTAAAGGTTTGTTTGATCCGACCCCTTATGAATGATGTATTTGTTCTAATTGCAGAAGTTGGAGCTCCCATCGCAGGAGCTTTGGTAGCAGGTGCGTTTATCTTTATTATTATGAAGCAGATTATGGGTGGGGTGGTGAATCAAATTAACACCCTCAAAGGCTTTACTGAGAGCCTGATTACCAGAGTTAAAACCATAAACAACGACATGATTCGATTAGATACTAGCGTCAGTTCTGCTTTGGAATTGACCCCTGATCTTGACAGAATAGCTAGAACTGAAAACTTTGTAGAAGACGGGACTATAGATGCCAGAAGAGACTAATGAATATAGCACAGTTAATCGCAGACTTTGGGTTCCCGATTGTGGCGATGGTTGGTCTTGGTTACTTTGTTTACTTTGTCTGGGTTATGATTACAAGGGTTATAAACCCCACCATTAAAGATATGCACATTACTCTTATTAAACTTATTGACCAAATACGGATGTTGGATAACGATATGATTCGACTGCAAGAAAAGGTCAATACGGTGTTACAAATGAAGGAAAACGAAAAGAAAAAGAAATGAAGTGGTTGTCGTATTATTTGATCATTATCCTACTAGGGGCTACAGCAACAGTCTCTGGGGATGAGATAGTTCAAGAGTTTAAAAGCCCCAGCTTTAGTGGTATTGGTACATCTTCACACTATTTAACTATTGATGAACAGGAAAAATCTCGTAGAGATGAGATAGCAGAAGATATAGAGAGTGCATTAAAGGACGCTGAAAGAGAAGCGGATAATACCACGCTCGCAAAATTTTTAAGAAACCTTGAATCACGAGTGTACTCTCAGCTTTCAAGGGATATAGCGGAGTCTTTGTTTGATTCTGAGAAAGGTGGAACTGGTGGCAGTATCGTGTTGGAAGGCAGCACCATAAAGTTTGTTAATGACGGAATTAATATAACGCTTACAGTTATTGATGAAAACGGGACAATAACTGAGATTATTATTCCCGTAGGGATATTTGGGATATGTTCGGACGAGTGTGGTATTTAGTCTTTTTCTTACCGTTGCTTTATAGCTGCGCTAATTTTGCTCCTGTCGGTCATACAGGATGTGCTAGTTTTTTAGAGTGCGTTGAAGAAGCGAAAATTGTTCATCCTACTCATGAGAAACTTGTTAATCTTCCGCCACCAAATCAGAAAGCAGTTATTGCTGTTTATAAGTTTCAGGACTTAACAGGACAGCGTAAAAGCTCACAGAAAATGGCATTGTTTAGCACCGCAGTAACACAAGGTGCAGATCATTATTTGATTGATTCGCTTAGAAGCGCAGGTAAGGGGTCTTGGTTCGTGGTCGTAGAGCGGAATAATTTAGACGCATTGACCAGAGAGCGACAGCTTATAAAAAGTACACGCCAGACCTATGACGGTGAAAACGGTAATACACTTAAACCGTTGCTGTTTGCTGGAATTATTATTGAAGGTGCAATTATTCAGTACGATACAAATATAGGAACAGGTGGTAACGGAGCGAGATATTTAGGCATTGGTTCAAAAAACCAGTGGCGAAAAGATGAAATAACGGTTTCTTTGAGGGCGGTATTAGTACAAACAGGCGAAGTAATTTTAAACACTATGGTTTCTAAAACGGTATTAAGTGCGGGAGTAAGCCGAGATATCTTTCGTTTTATAGAAATGGGAACTGAGTTAGTTGAAGTAGAAACTGGCTATAGTGAAAACGAGGCAATGGGCTACGCAACTAAGGTTGCGATAGAAGAAGCTGTTTATAATTTAGTGCAAATAGGAATTGAGGAAGAAATATGGGATTTCAATTATGAAAAAATCAGTTAAACTTAGAGTGGGTATGGATTATGAAAAAATTAGCTAGTTTTATTTTATTTTTTACTGCATCAATTGTTTATGCGGGCGATAATGATATTTATATCACTCAATCTGGAACTGGATTAACGATGAATATCGATCAAATCGGTGATACCAATAAGGTCGGTACATCACAAGCCAGAGCTACTTTTACGGGTACATCAATGACTGTTGATATAGATCAGGTTGGGGACAGTAATACAATGGCTGCAACAGTGGCACAAGGTAATAGCACCTCATTTACAACCACTCACACAGGAGATAGCAATACAACTACTCTAGCACTAGGGGCGACAGGTGATGTTGCTAATACCGATTTTGATTATGCGGCAACAGGTGACTCTAATGTGCTAACTGTTACACAGGGAGCAGCAGCCACCGCCACAGCAGGTAATCAAGATATAGTGGTCGCGGGTACTTCAAATAATATTAATGCAACCTGTGAAGTTGTAGGTTGTATCAACAACTGGAACGTAGATGGCGATTCAAATGATATTGATACCACACAAACAGGTAACGCGGATCATTCAATAACTGCGGTTATCACTGGAAGCACTAATAACATAGACATAGATCAAACCAATAGCACTGGTAGTGTATCAGATGTTGTTGTAATAACAGCGACTACAAGCAATGGGACTATAGATGTAGACCAATGCACAAGTGGCTGTTAATATTAATTCTTTTTATCCCCAACGCTTATTCTGAGATAGGAGAAATATCGGAACTTAGAGGAAATGGAGAAGTTTTACGAGCAGATCAAACAGATCGACTATTGGCACGATCTTCTCTGGGTATTCTTAGTTACGATGATGTTCGCACTGGTAACGGTAGGCTTGGCATTACGTTTCTCGATTCTTCTGTTATTCGTCTTACTGAACATTCTAAAATTATTATTGATGAATACATATTTGACCCTGATCCATCTAAGAGCAAAATGGCGCTCAAAATGGCAAGTGGAACCGCGCGTTTTATTACTGGCGCGTTGGGAAAAATAGATAAAGAAAACATTTCTATTGAAACACCTTCAGCTTCGATTTTTATTCGGGGCACTGACTTTACAACCACTGTTGATGAATTAGGCAGATCATTAGTTATTTTATTGCCTAACCCAGACGGGACCACTTCTGGAGCTATTACCGTTGAAACTATAGCTGGCACAGAGGTTTTAAATCAACCGTTTCAAGCCACTATGGTGAGTGTTGCTGAAAGACCGCCAACACAACCTGTCACTTTAGCTAACTTGTCGTTGAATTTTATAGATAACTTATTGATTGTAAATCCACCTGACGAGGTACAAGAGGCGGTTGATGAACAAAGCGGCACGTCAAGTAATGTGTTAGACGCAGATTTTTTAGAAGAAAATGATTTAGATGATGACAGTGATTTATCAAAAGATGAGTTACAAGAGGAGATAACACGGCTAGATATTGACCTATTAGCTGTAGACTTCCTACAAGACTTATTAGAAATGATTGAAACAGTAGCCGCAGGGGGCAAGGATGACGGCGATGAGGGAGAGCTAGATGGAGTAAAAATAGAAGGTATTATCCCTGGATTTGATCCAAATGCTCAAGTGTATACTTTTGTAGAGGGTGAAATACTTACTTTATTTAGACAAGTTGAAAATACAATTGATTTGGAGTTAGATAAGGCAGGAGGATATAATATTCAAATTCTTTCTGCTGGAAAACAGATTAGCATTATGACCAATGGAGGAGGTGAAAATGAGATTATTATTAATCAGTCTGATTAGTTTGAACCTATACGCGGGGGATAACAATGTTGAGATAAGAACGAAAGGCAGTTCTTCGCTTATACACATTGATCAAATTGGCACAGGAAATACGGCTAGGGTTTGGTGTGGTTTATCTCAAGGCACTTACACCACCCATAATTGTAGTAATGCGACTATTGATATAGACCAAGAAGGTACAGGGAACACAGCTAGAGCCTATAGTCAGGTGGCTAATCATACAGGTAACGAATACAAAATAGATCAGGATGGAAATGATAACTTCGGCTATATAGACGCTGATGATGATTCAAACGACATGGATGTAATACAAAATGGCAACGACAATGACGCTGAAATCTATATGCAGGGTGACGACAATGTGTATAAGATCACACAAACAGGTGATGACAAGGAAGGCGAGATAAGAGCTTTCGGTGATGATTCAGAGTTTACTATAACTCAATCAGGAACAGGTGAGCATTACGCAAAGATATATGCTAGTGGTTCTGCTGACAATAACGATGCGACCATAACTCAAACGGGTAGTGGTGACCATTACATGAAACTCAACTTCTACACCGATGATTATAATGTGGATGCCACACAATCGGGGACTACCAATAAAAGTATTACGGTTAATTATAATTGTTCTACAAACTGTAATAAAACCGTAACC